AGCAATAGCACAAATAGAAATAGAAATAACTGGCGTTCAGGAATTTTTAGGAAAAGATATGCGAAAGCAAAGGAGGTAATAAAATGACAAGTCTAGCAATAGCACAAATAGAAATAGAAATAACTGGCGTTCAGGAATTTTTAGGAAAAGATATGCGAAAGCAAAGGAGGTAATAAAATGACAAGTCTAGCAATAGCACAAATAGAAATAGAAATAACTGGCGTTCAGGAATTTTTAGGAAAACAAATACCAGTTATAGAAGGTGGATTTGGAGAAGATGAAAAAGTTGTACTAGCTAAAACAATAGCTGAGATACATGGAGTAGAGCTTAAAGATATTAATAGATTGATAAATGATAATATAGATGAATTTGAAGAAAATATTGATATTTTAGACTTAAAAAACTCGGTGGATAGTAATCACCCACTTTTAGAGCTAGGATTTACCAAGCAATCCATAGCAAATTCAAAAAATATCTACATATTATCAGAGCAAGGATACTTTACTTTAGTAAGTCTTATGAGAACTGATAAAGCAAAAGAGCTTAGAAAGAAATTTAGAAGAGAATATTTTGCAATGAGAAAACAAATTAAAGAGCAAAAGCCAGCATGTATAGAAGATTTAATAATTATGCAAGCTCAAAGTTTAAAGGATATGAGACAACAAGTAAATCAAGCTAATAATAATGCACTAAGAGCTAATAGGTTAGCAACCGAAGCACAGGAAGAAGTTAAGTCCATAAAAGAAGTAGTTAGTTTAGATACAACAAGCTGGAGAAGTGAAACACAAACTTTAATTGCTAAGATAGCAAGAAATCAAGGTGGTTTTGAACATATAAATCTGCTTAAATCAGAAAGTTATGAGCTATTAAATAAAAGGTTTGGAGTTAATTTAGATATTAGACTTACTAATAAACGTAGAAGAATGGCAGAAGAGGGTGTTTCTAAGAGTAAGAGAGATAAGGTTAACTACTTAGATGTAATATCAGAAGATAAAAAACTTATAGAAGGCTATGTTGCAATAGTAAAAGACATGGCAATAAAGTATGGAATTTAGGAGGGAAATTATGAAAATAACAATAGAATTTAAAAGTGTAGAAGAGTACTTAGAATTTAAAGAAAAAACTGCTCAAGAAGGGCGAGTTCAAGAGCAGTCTATATGTATTGAGAAGTTAGCGGAAGATATATCTGATTATTTATGTAGCAAAACTTTGGTTAATACTTCATTAATATAAAGTTGAGTAAACTCCATATTCTCAAAGAAGAAAAACTGAGCAAGCGAGATGTTATCTATAGTGTTATCTTCAGTAGAAAATTCTTTCATTCTTTTAAGTATTTCTTCTTTAGAAAAATTAGTTTCAATTAAATGACTATATACTTCTTTAAATATTTCGTTTAATTGTTCTTGATTCACAAACTCACCACCTTCCATTAATAAATTTACGGTATACCGAGAATATACCTACAACAATTATAACAGAAAGAAGGTGAAAGATTTGGAAATTGGTAAAAGAATACAGTATACCTTAGCGAAAAATGATATTAAACCATATAAAATGGCGGAAGAAATAGGGATTAGTCAAGGGAATTTGTATGATATTTTAAATGGCAAGAACTCAAACCCAACAATAAAAGTTGTAAAAAAGATAGCAGATTATTTAGGAGTAACAGTAGATGAATTATTAAAATAGGAGGAATAACAATGAAAAAGGTATTAACCGCAACAGATATAGCTGAGTTATTAGGAGTATGCGAAAAGACTGCATACGGTCTAATAAGACAAGCATTAGCAACTGATAATATGTTTAAAGTCATAAAAGTAGGAAGGTTATATAAAATACCTACTCAACCATTTTTAAATTGGCTAGATAATTGGGAGGGGGTGAATTAAATGAATATAAAGATACTTCAAGACTTTATAGAAGAATTCAAAAATAAAGATATAGATAAAAAATTCTATGCTTTAAGAATGTATAAAAAAATAAAGGTAGGTGCTTAAAATGGAAGCAATTAAGAGAACCTTACAATGTGATGTAAGAGCTTTAAATCAAAGTATAGTAGAAACACAAGCAGTTATAGATAAATGTTTTAATACTATGTTAGATGCATTACCAGGAACAGATGAATATAGAAAAGCAAAAGTAGAACATGATATCAAGAGTCAAGAAAAATGGCTTTACTATGGAAGATTAGGATCAATTGAAATGGTGCTTAAACTTATATCTGATAAAGAAGAAGCAGATAAATTAGAAATAGATTATAACCATTATCAATATTGTAAAGCGGTTGGAGCAGAAGAATTACCATTTTAATAAAAAAAGAGCCTTAAAAAAGGCCAAAACAAAAAATTAAAACTGATTATATTATATGAAACTTAGGAGGAAATATCAATGAATTTATATGAATTAAGCGCAGATTTAGTTGCATTAAGAGATTTAGAAGAAGTTGAAGCTAGTGAAATTATAGCTATAGTGCAAAATGAGATAGCTAATAAAGGTAAAGGGATTATACAAGTAGTTAGAAGTATAGAAGCAGATGTAGACGCAGTAAAAAATGAAATAGATAGACTTACAAAGATAAAAAGAGCTAAAGAAAACCATATAAAAAGGCTTAGAGAATACACAAAGTCTTGTATGGAGCAAATGAATATGAAGAAGCTGGAAACACCAGTAGGGAATATTACGGTTAGAAAAGGAACTTCTACATTAAAAATAGATGATGAAACTAAGTTACCAAGTAAGTACTTAGAGATAGTTCAGACATATAAGGTAGATAAAGATTTACTTAAAGCAGATTTAAAAGCAGGAATAGAAATAGACGGAGCATACATGACTGAACCAGGTACAACTTTAATGATTAAGTAGGAGGATTAACAAATGAATAATACGGTAGTAAGCCAAAGTGCATTAAGTTTAGCGGAGTTTAAAACAGAGACAGGACAAGTTTTAACTGCAGAAACAGTTAAGAATTACTTAGTAAGTGGCAATGGATCAGTTACAGATCAGGAAACATTAATGTTTATAGAATTATGTAAGGCTCAAAAGCTTAATCCATTTATAAGGGAAGCATATCTTATAAAGTTTGGGAACTCACCAGCAAATATAGTAGTCGGTAAAGACGTATTTGTTAAAAGAGCTTACAGAAATCCTAACTTTGAAGGAATGAAAGCTGGAATAGTAATCTTAAAAGCTGATGGAAGTTTAGATTATAGAGAAGGTAGTTTAAAAGCTCCTAAAGAGACTTTATTAGGTGGATGGTGCGAAGTATATGTAAAAGATATGAAGTTCCCTATAAGGTCAGAAGTTAGTATGGAAGAATACTCAAAAGGTCAAAGTACTTGGAAGCAAATGCCATGTGTGATGATAAGAAAATGTGCTATGGTAACAGCTTTAAGAGAAGCGTTCCCAGAAGATTTACAAGGAATGTATGATGCAGCAGAAATACAAAATGTGCCTGATAAGTTACCAGAAAAAGAAGTAAAAGTAGGATATGCGACATCAGGTCAAAAACAAGGGATTATGAAGTTAGCATCTATGAAAGGATTATATGACTATGATAATCCAAAGGATATATCTAAGATGCAAGAGTTTTGTGAAAACAATGGATATTGCTTAAAAGAACTTAAGTTTGATGAAGTTGAACAAGTGTTGGACTTATTAAGTAAATATCAATCTAAAGAAGAATTTATAGATGCAGATTTTACTCCAGTAGATGAAGATAAATTTGCAGATATAGATGAACAAGTAACATTAGAGGTTTAGATATGAATTTAATAATAATGGTGCTTATATGGGATGCTCTAGTATTAGCTGGAGTATTCCAAGCAATAAAACTTTACAGAAGATAAGTAGGTGAGCAACAGTGGAATCTAAAGATGAAGTGAGACTTCAAAACACAAGCATCTTAAGTGATGGATATGGATTGATTCCTAAAAAGATAAGTAGGGATAAAGATTTAACTATGGAAGCTAAAGCTATATATGGATATTTAGCAAGTTTTGCGGGCTCAGGTGGATATTGTTATCCAAGTAAAGAGTTGATGATTTCAGAACTTGGAACTACGGAAAAAAGATTTAATAAAAATATAAAGATATTAAAAGAACATGGATATATAAAGGTTCATAAAAGGCGAAAAGGTAATAGGAATGATAGTAATCTATATGAACTACTAATGGATATTAGGGATATAGAAATAGCAAAAAAGGAATTTGATACTGGTCGATTTGACAGTGGTCAATTTGACCGTGTTCAAAATGATAGTGGTCAATTTGATAGTGTTCAAAATGACCCCCCTAATATTAACAGTTTTAATAATAACAGTTCTAATATTAGTAAGTATATAGATAAAGAAAACTCACCTAATAAGTTAAAAGAATTTAGAATCTTATATGAACAAAATATAGGACTTATAAATGGAATAACAGCAGAGTATCTTATAGAACTATCTGAAACTATAGATGTTAACCTTTTTAAAAGAGCGATAGAAATAGCAACTGATAAAGGTAAATGTAACTTAGGATACATCAAAGGGATTATAAAACAATGGTTAGATGCGAACATAAGAACTTTAGAACAATTAGAAGCGTATAAACTTCAACAAGAACAGTCTAAACAAAAGGGAGTGAAAACTAATGGAAGCAGCACAAAGCGTACTAAACAATTTGAACAACAGATACCAGTTGATGATGAAAAAGATGAAGAGTACTACAGATTACTTAAAGAATGTGAACGATTATCAAGAGAGTAATTATAGATGTAACAAATGCAGAGATATGATGTTTATCATACAAGAAGATGGAACTGCTAAAGCATGTGAGTGTAGATCTATTAGAATAGCTGAAGATAAGCTAAAAGCTAGTGGAGTATCTGAAGAGTTTAGAAAAATGAGATTTGAAAACTTTGATTACTCTAAAAGTAAAGAAACGATGTTAGCTTATAGTAAAGCAAAAAGCTACTCTAAAAAATTTGAGGAGTTAAGAGTAGCTAGACAAAATTCTATAATATTTTGCGGTCAAGTGGGGTCAGGAAAGACCCATTTAGCAATGAGTATAGGGAATGTATTATTAGACAATGGTGTCGGAGTAATATATATGCCCTACAGAAGTATTATAACCAATTTGAAGCAATCTATAACAGATGAAGAAAATTATCAAAGAGAAATTAATATATACAAAAATGCTCAAGTATTAATGATAGATGATTTATTTAAAGGAAGGATCACTGAATCAGATGTAAATATCATTTATGAAATACTTGATTATAGATACTTTAAAAACTTACCTGTGATAGTTACTACTGAAAAATCTATAGGTGATTTGTTAGAGATAGATGAAGCTATAGGAAGTAGATTATATGAAATGTCTAAAAATTATGTAGCCGAAATGATCGGAGACAAATTGAATTATAGAATTTATGGGAGCTAATGCTCCCTGGTAAATAGGGGAGATTGAAAATGTTAAGTGGATACAAAAGAAATCAAGCAGTAGAAATAGCTCAAGTCTTAGCTATGGAAGGGATGTTGTTTGGTCAAGAGCTTGAAGAATATATAAGACTAGATGAAATGGATGGACTTATAGAGTTAAAAGACGATGAAAGAGATGAATTTATAGATGAAGTAATTAAAGCAGTAGAAAAACAATGGAAAAAAGCGGTAGCTGTATATGATAAGAAAGATAAAATAACAAAGATATTTTCAAAAGCAGAAGATGCAGCAAAAGAAATAAACACTTCTTTGAGCAATATTTATGCAAGCAAAAGAATAAACTCATGTGTAAATGATAGATATATTTTGTCAATTTATAAGCCGAATACAAATGAACTTAGTTTAGGCTTAAAAAGTATTGTTAGCAATCCAAGAAAAGGTTACTTTCTGAAAATATAAATAAGTAGGTATAAAGATGACAGTTAAATTAGAGAATAGAAGTGCTCTTATAGCTAGAGCAAAGTATTTAATGAACAAATACTCAATGAATGCACTTGAAGCGATTAAATGGGCAGAACAAGAATTTGAAAAACAAATGAAAATGGGGGAATTAGAAAATGAATAATAAAGTAATTGATTTAAATTTTGCTAAAAAGTCAAGAGAATCAATTTTAAGTGATACAGAAGACAATAATAGTATAAATACTCAAATAAAAGCTTATAGCGTGCCTATGAGCCTTATAATGAATTTTCATATAGATTTAGCACACTTAGCATTAAACTTAAATAAAGATTATAAAGATGTTATGCTAAATGATTTAATTATGATCCTTAATAGAATGAGTGATATAGCTATATTTTTAGATATAGATTTAATTGCAGAGATTCAAGAAATTCAAGTAACTGCTACAGAAGTGATTTTAAATTCATTATTTAATAATGTATCTATGCTAAATTACAAGAAAGCTACTTCGAGAACAAAAATGATAAATAGAATTTTGCCCTTATTTGCAGAATTAGTATACAGTCTAGGATTTGATTTAAATGACATTAAAAAAGCCTACCACCAAAAGATTGACAAGAACATCTTAGAAGTGGAGCAAGACATATGGAAGAATTAAAAAATGCACTTGCAGAGTTATATCTGAAGCATGGAAACCATGAAATAGTAGTAGATTTAAGCCAGATATTAGATAGATATATAGTAGAAAAACAAATAGATAAAGTAAATAAAAATTAGGAGGAGATTGAGTATGAAAAAACTAAAGAAATTAACACGTAGACAAATGCAAGTATTAGCTAATTCGGGATATGACATAATGGAATACCTTTTGGAACGACAAAACGATAAGGATCACACTTATACGTATGTTCATAGAACTACTAAAGAAGTTTTAGTTTTAAATTATAAATAAATTTATAGGGGGACTAAAGATGAGATTTCCATTAATGTTAAGAAAAACTTATGAAGAAGTATTAGATAGAGCTACAGATATAATAGTTGAAAAGAATAGAGTTATAGCGGTTCAAAATGATGAACTAGAGGTAGAGAGAAAAACTAAAGCTATACTTCAAGATAAAAATGAGAGTTTACACAAAACTCTTACAATAGCAGAGAGTAAAATTAAAAAATTAGAAGAGTATGTAGATAAACTAGAACAGGTTTCGGAACATAAAACTCTTAGAAATTGTAGTTTGAATACTAAGCTAATAGCTAAGGATGCAGAGTTAAAAAAGCTAGATAGGGCTAATAAAGATTTAGATAAAGCCAATAGAGTGCTTATAGAAGGATTTAATAGTGCAAATAGAAGCAACTGGTGTAATGAAGAAAGTAAAAGACAAATAAAAAAGTTAGCAGATGATATCTTAGAAGTAGACAAGGTAAATAAAAATGAAATAGCATCATATTTACTAAATATAGCTAAGTACATGGGTGGTGGAATACCAATAGATATAAAATTGAATGAAGATTTTGAAGTGTAAATGTGGTGCTACATATCAAGGGAGATAGGAGCAACTATGAAAGATTTAATAATATTAAGTGTAATTATTATTGCAGTAGTTGGAGCACTTGATGCTCTAGCCATTGTAGCAAAAAAGTATAAAAAGTAAAACTCTTGGATTTATAGTCTAGGAAACAAAAAAACATATTTAGTAATACAAAAATGCACATTGAAAAGTGAATATAGAATTTATTACTCAAAGTTTAAACTCTAATATATTTATTTTATTAAGATATTTTGTCGAAAACTTTTTTAACTTTTTCATAAAAAAGTGTTTAATTCGTTACGAATTATGATATAATATAATTAAGATAAATAATTAAGGAGGAAACAAAGATGAAAAATGTATTTAAGAAAGCACACGAAATAACTAAAAAAATAATAAGAAAAGGTGATAGTTATAGAGAAACTTTCAGATTAGCATTAATCTTTGTTCACTCTGAAATAAAGAAAGGAGCAAGTAAAATGGTAGAATTAAAAGGAACTGAAAAGCAAGTAAAATGGGCAAATGATATAAGAGAAGAATTAAATAATACGATAGATGTAATAAAAGATGCTATTATATCTCGTAAATCTAGTAAAAATAGTGAAGCGGTTGAGAAAATAGAAGCTATTAGAAGTAATTTAAATAATAACCTTGAAGCTAAGTTTTTTATAGAAAATTTTAAAAGTATTACAAAAGGAGATGTATTTGACAAATTATTTGTATTATATAACTTAGAGGATTTAAAAATAGACGGATTAAAACTATATACAGCCCTTGCACTTAAGGAATTAAACAAATAAAATACCAGGAGTTATATAGCCAACTCCTGGTACACTTCCAATATGGAACTACTTAATAATGTAATATTTAATATAATAATTCAATTTACATTCCAATATGATCTACTTAATTAAAAGTATATATAATTGAAATTTAAAAATCAAGGAGGAAATTATGAATATATCTATACAAAAAATAATTAGTGTTTTAGAAAGAGCTCAAATGAATGCAACAAGAGCCATAGAAAAGCAATTTGATGATTATTATATAAATTTAGTAAAAAAAGAAATGGATGATATAGAAACAATATTATTTTATACTGATATTCAAAAAATGAAAGATGATAAATTTGATACATTTACAAATGTACTTGATAAACTTGAAGATGTGTATGATTGCATAAAAGCTAAAAGTAATTGTGAAAAAGAATTAAATGATTTCGCTTTAAGTATAAAAGACTTTGAAGCTAAATTTAAAATAACTAACTATTTTAAAGATGAAAAAATTGCTAAAGTTATATTTAATAAAAGCGGAGGAACTGCAAAAGGGACTGCAATCACTAATAGAGTTACAATTCCAACATCTTGGATAAAAGAAATGGGTATAACTGAAGAAAATAGAGAAGTGAAATTAGTAATTGAAGATAATAAAATAATAATAGAAAAAATAAAATAAATATATTAGAGTTTAAACCGAGTGATAAATTTTATATCACTCTTTTTTAGTGCAAAATAAAAGAGGAGTTTTAGAATGTACAAATAAATGTCCTTTGAGACAATTTTAGGACATTTATTCATTAATATTCTGATTAAAATCAAAATTTTAAAGAAAGTTGGATGTTAGTATGAGAATAGACTTAGAAGGTAGAGAATATTACTTTGAAAGAGCATGGACTCACTTATTAAGTGGATATGTAATTGTAAGTAAAGTTACTAGATGTGCATATTGGTTAGCAGAAGATGGTAAAAGTCTAAAATTTTATAACCCAATAGCAACAATAATACAAGATAGTGATTATATGTTAAATAAGGAAATGCTAGGCATGTGGGTTATAGGAGGTAAATATGGAATTTAAATTTAATGTAGAACACAAAGGTCAAATAAGTGATGGCTATCACACATTTGATGAATTATACTACCATAGAATGATGTTGTTTTCAGTAATATGTAACACATACAAAGATAAGGCTTGGAAGTCTTGGAAACACGATGATGGAACTATGTATGATGATTATTTTATAGTTGGAATAGATACAGAAGAAGGACAATATACATATCATTATCATAAAGATAACTGGGATATGTTTGAAGTTAAAGAGTTGGAGTATGCTCCAGTATGGGATGGACACAAACCAAAAGATATAACTAGATTATTAACTTTGTTAGATGGTAATATTTCAAATTCATATAAGGATAGATTTATTAAAGAGTATAAAGGGCTAAGTGATAGAGTTAATAAATTAGGAAGTATGTTGAGTAAATATTTAGCTGGTGAGTTAGATTTTGTTCCAGATTGTAGTTATAATTTATTACACGAACAGTATGTATATATGATTAATTATCTAAACGTACTAGAAAGAAGGGCTATATTAGAAGATATAGATATTAAAAATTTACGTTAAAATAAAACTTTTATTTAGTTATGAGGATGGTAAATGTGGAAATGAAGGTGTGTAACAAATGCAAAGAATTAAAGCCTAAAACAAATGAGTATTTTGCATTTAAAAATAAAGCTAAAGGCATATTAAAAAATGAGTGCAAAATGTGTGAGAAAGAATATAGAAAAAATAACAAAGAAAAGTTAAAAGAATATTTTAAAGAATATTACAAAAACAACAAAGACAAGATAAAGAAAAACACTAAAGAGTATCAAGAAAATAACAAGGAAAAAGTTCGTGAGTATAAGAAAGAATACCGAAGTAGAGATAAGACCAAAAACATGATGAAAGAATATCTCAAGGAGTATCAAAAGAATAATAAAGACAGGTTAAGCGAATACTTCAAAGAATACCAAAAGAATAATAAAGATAAAATGATTTTCTATTCATCTCAAAGAAGAGTTTTAAGAGCAGGTAATGGTGGAAGTTATACTCAAGAGCAGTATAGAGAAATGTTGGAATACTTTGAATACAAGTGTGCATATACTGGCGAGTCTATAGAAGATAATTTACACATAGATCATATAATACCAGTAAGTAAAGGTGGTACAAGTTATATATGGAATCTTATACCAGTAACACCATCAGCTAATATGTCTAAGTCAAATAAAAACATAGAAGATTGGTATAGAGAACAAGAATATTTCTCAGAAGATAGATTAAATAAGATATATGAATATACGGAATATATGAAAAATAAATTTCCAGCAAAATAAAGTTTTTATGGGAGAATAAGATGAATGTAGTATCAAATATTTGTTTTAGTGTTGGGATATGGCTAATAATCAATGGATTAGTTCCAGAACTTAGTTTATTATACCCTATTGGGTGCTTTATGATTATTGAAGGATTAAGAATTGTAAATAAAAACCATTAAAATGAATTTTTTAAGAGGAATCAGATAATAAAAGGGAGATTTAGTTTAATGAAACATAAATTTTGGATTAGAGTTAGATTAGACAGTAAAACTGTTATTGATAGATTTTTCTTAGATTACCCAAAAATGAATCACTTTGTAAGTAAGCATAATATAAAAGATAAAGACATTATTTTTATTAAAACTAGAAAAGAACTAATAAGGTAATAAAACAATAATTTGGTATCGACCGAGGTCAACTAATGGTCGCTCTCGGTCGATATATTGATAATGATAACTGAATGATAACAGGAGATTGAATATGAATTTAAGATGTAAATATACAATAGGTAGGTCTGTAAGGCATGTAGAAATAGGAGCAGGTAAAGATAAGGTTACACATACATATCATACAACAGTAGTAACAGATCATAAGCACTATGATTATGATGTTTGGAAAGATAAAGTATTACAACAAGTTAAGGTAAAACTAGAAACTGATATATTTAATAGATTAAAGAAATATAGTTTAGATTATTTAGCTTGGATTAATACGGAGGAGGAAGCTCACAAATATGCATTAGATTTATATTCATGCAGAATATGGGAGAATAAAAATTGGGTAGGATATGAAGTATTTAATCAGTTGTTAAGTAAAAGTGAGCTTACAGAACAAATAAGTTTAATATAGAAAAAGGATTTGAATTTTAGACTACATTTGAAGAATAAATTTCAGAAATTAATTAATGAAATAGGAGAATGAGTATGAGAGTTGATTTTACAATTCCGTCAGCACCAGTACCTAAGTCGCGTCCTCGATTTAACACAAATACAGGACGAGCTTTTACAGATGATAAGACGAGGATATTTGAAAGCTTAGTAAGTTTGGCATATGGAGCTAGACATTACTTTGATGATAATTATATAAGAATAAGAATGAAGTTTAAATTTGAAGTACCAAAGAGCTACAGCAAAAAGAAAAGAATAGACGCTTTAGAAGGTAAAATAAGACCGACTAAAGCTGATATTGATAATTATATCAAAAGTGTACTTGATGGGCTTAATGGAAAGGCTTTTAAAGATGATAGATATATTTATGCAATATTAGCTGAAAAAGAATATTCAGAAGAGGCTTGTATAGAAGTAAGTATAGAAAATGTAGAGGGGGATTAGTATGACTAAAGAAGAATATAGTGAATTATTTAGAAAAACAGAAGGTAAATTATTCGATTACAAGAGGATAAAAAGTGCAATAGAAAAAATTGAATTAGATATAGAGGAAATAAAAAATGAGTATATAGGATGTGGAGCAATAGGCTATGAAGAAAGAACAGGTCCGACATATAATATAAGTAGATTAGTAGAAAATGAAGTTATAAAAAAAGAACAAAGAATAAATTACTTAGAATATAGAAAAAGACAAAAAGAAATAGAAAAAAGGAAGATAGAAATAGCTATAAATAATTTTACGTTAGAGCAAAAAGAATTATTTGATATTTTATATATGAGTAATAGAAAGAGAGTTCCTAGATATGAAATATTAGATAAAATGCATATATCCAAAACTACATACTATGAATTAAGAGAATCATTAGTAAGAAGTGCTATAAACTAGAGCGAGAATTATTTAATAATTTTACAAATTCAAATTGAGGGACATTTTAAGGACAAAGTTGGGACAAAATATAATTTTATATATGTTATTATATTAATATAGAAATTTATATAATTTCAGTTATTCCCCCTTAATGTATATTTCTCTAAAAGGTAGGACTCCCCTCCTACCTAATATGTAAGTAAGAGTATTGGTAGGTGCAACTCCTACAACTTGCACAAATTTTAATAAAAAAACTTAACGAAAAAAAAGAGAATCAAGTCTGTTAAGGTAAAGCAGACTATAAACTAAAATAATAATTGTTTATTGGTAAGATAGGAGGGAGCCTTTTTAGTAATAGGGCTTACAAGTGTCTTAAAAATTATGTTATTATCTTTAGGTTACTATTTGATGTATTTTTATTTCAACAAATTGATAAAGACATATGATTTCTAATCATATGTCTTTTTTACGTTCAAAAGGTGATAGTATGGTTAAGGTTTGGAAAGATGCAGATGAAGTTATAAAATCAACTATTGAAATTAAAGAAGAATATAAAGAAATAAAAAAGATTATGGAAGAAGCTCCAAATGGAGTTAATATAAAACCTAGGTCTAAGTTTAGAAAAGATACTAGGATAGAAAAATACTAAAATTATCATCAAAGTATATAATTGGAGGTGGCATTGTGAAGCTTACTATAAAACAAAAGGCATTTGCTGATTATTATATTGAACTTGGCAATGCTACTGAAGCTTACATTAAGGCTGGATATAAAGCTAGTAAAAGAGATATAGCAGAAGTTGAAGGATGTAAATTACTAAGAAATCCTAAGGTTGAAGCTTATCTAAAAGAAAGAGAAAAACAAATAGAAAGTGATAGAATAGCTAAGGCCGAAGAAGTCTTAGCTTTTTTAAGTGCATCACTAAGAGGTGAAGTATTAGAAGAAGTTATATCAACTGAAAGTATAGACGGTATGATTAAACCAGTAATACTTAAGAAACAACTAAGTGCTAAAGATAGAATTAAAGCAGCAGAGTTATTAGGTAAAAGATATGCTTTATTTACTGAAAAAGTAGATTTAGAAGGTAATGTTGGGGTTACTATAATTGATGATATAGGAACATTAGAAGATGCATAAACGAATATCAGAGATTATAAATAAAAACTTCCATGAGTTTTGGCGAGTAATTAACTCTAACAAATACTTATTTCATGTATTAAAAGGTGGAAGAGCTTCTGCAAAGTCAACTCATATAGCTATATGGTTAGTGTTAGCATTAATGAAATATCCAGTAACATGCTTATGTATTCGTAAGGTAGGTAATACATTAACTGAGTCAGTATTTGAGCAGTTAAAAGAAGCTATAGACATATTAAATGTAGGCCATGTATGGAAAGTTCAAAAGTCTCCTTTACAACTTATTTATATACCACGAGGTAATAAATTTATATTTAGAGGAGCGGATGATCCAGCTAAGATTAAATCTATAAAGATGTCTAAGTTCCCTATAGCTTTTGTATGGTTTGAAGAGTTAGCAGAGTTTAAAACAGAAGATGAAGTATCAACGATAGTTAACTCTGTACTTAGAGCGGAATTACCTCCAGGATTAAGCTATAAGGTTATATATAGTTACAACCCACCTAAGAGAAAACAATCTTGGGTTAATAAGAAGTTTGAAACTCAATTTATACCTGATAATACTTACATTCATCATAGCACTTATTTAGATAATCCTCATATATCTAAAGCTTTTATTGAAGAAGCTAATGAAGTTAAAAAGAAAAATGAATTTAAATATCGTTGGGAGTACTTAGGTGAGCCTATAGGTTCTGGAGTAGTTCCTTTTTCTAATTTAGAGTTTAGAATTATAACTGATGATGAAATAGCTTCTTTTGATAATATAAGGCAAGGCAATGACTTTGGTTATGCAACAGATCCTATGGCTTTTGTAAGACTTCACTATGATAAAAAGAAAAGAATAATATATTTTATAGATGAAATATATGGAGTCAAAATGTCTATAAGAGAATTAGCTTCAAGGATTAAATCTAAAAAGTATGATGATTATCCAGTAATTTGTGATAGTGCAGAACCTAGAAGTATAGCAGAGTTAAAAGAGTATGGTATTCAAGCATTAAAAGCTAAGAAAGGACCAGGATCTATTGAGTTCGGTGAAAACTGGCTTGATGATTTAGAAGCTATAGTTATAGATAATAAAAGAACTCCAAATGTAGCTAAGGAGTATGAAAATATAGATTATCAAACTGACAAAGATGGAAATATAAGACCTAAGTTAGAGGATAAAGATAATCATACGATAGATGCAACTAGATATGCATTAGAAAATGATATGAAAAATAAGAGTAAAGGTCCTGTTAATATTAATTTTTAAGGAGGTGGTAATATGCTAACTAGTTTAGAATTCTTGAAGGTAGGGCAACCTTGGCCACCTCCAGGAGAAGAAAAAAGACTTGAAAAATATATGAGGCATAAACGTATATTTGAAGGTGAGCATGAAGAAGTATATAAAGAAAGTTTTAAAAGAATTACTAGAGTTATAGGAAACTTTGAGAATGTGGTTAGCTATCATGTTATAGCTAATTTTCAGAAGTTAATTAGCTTAAAGATAGCTGATTTCTTACTAGGAGAACCTCCTAAAATAACTTGTGGTGATGATGATAGTAAAGAACAAACTTGCTTAGATAATATATCGGAAAATAGTGACTTAATAAACACTTGCTATGCTAGTGCGATAGATTTATCTAGATATGGTGATAGTATTCTAAATGTTTATAAAGATGAAGAAGGCAAAGGAGTAATTGATATAACTCAACCTTCTTTTTATTTTAAAGTTGTAGAACCTAGAAATATCAGAAAAATAAAGCATCATGTATTAGCTCATACATATAAGGTTTTAAAACCTAATTCTAGCTTCTTTGGAAGGAATAAGCAAGAGTATGATCATTATCTATATGTAGAAATACACTCTAAAGGATTTTATGAGACTATAACATATAAGCTTAATGATAATGAAGATACAATAGGAAAAGTACATGAAGAATTAAAAAAGGTTAATACTGGATTAGATGATTTTGCCATAGTTCCGATACATAATTTGCTTACAAGTGATCGAGTATATGGAATTGATGATTATTCAGATTTAGATAGCATTATATCTGAATTAGAAGTTAGAATAAGCCAAATATCTAAGATATTAGATAAACATGCAGAACCTAGTGTACAAGGACCATCTAGTGCATTAGTAAGAAACCCTCATACTGGAGAGTGGCAATTAAAGATGGGGAACTATTTCCCTAGGGATACAGTAGAAGATCCACCAGTTGAATATATTACATGGGATGCACAACTAGAAGCAAACTTCAAAATAATAGAAAAGCTCATAAATATATTATCTGTAGTATCTGAAATGGGAAGTGCTATATTTGATAATGAAGCTAAAGCTGGTCAAATAGCTAGTGGGACAGCACTTAGAAGAATGATGATAAGTCCTTTAGCTAAGACAAATAGAGTTAGAATGAGGTTTGATGCAGGTATTAAAAAAGCTATAAAACTTTGTAGCCAACTTGGTGGAGATGGTATCATTGATTTATCTAAAGAGAAGATTAATATATTCTGGAATGATGGTTTACCAGGTGATCCAAAAGAAGAAGCTGAGGTAATGGCTATAAGAACTGGAAATAAATCAACTATAAGTCAATATAGTGCTATTCAAAGATTAGATGGTTTATCAGATGAAGATACAACTAAGGAAATAGAAGCTATAAAACAAGATGAAGTTAATAATAATCCATTGTCAAATATGAATTTTGATTATGGAAATGAAAATGGGGAGGGTGAAGAATAATGAAATTAATAGAAACTGTAGAAATGATGAATAGTACAGATTACAAAGAAAGATTTAGAGCAGAATATTTTCAATTGAAAATAAGAATTGAAGGACTGGATGCAATGTTAAAGAAGTACAAAGAAGGAACATTGCCATTTGAACCATCTTGTAGCTACGACTTGCTAAATAATCAATTGATTGCTATGATGGAGTATCGAAACCGATTAACGGAGAGAGCTGAAATAGAAAATATATACTTAATAAATGTGATTGAATAATGAAATCTTATGATAGAAATATAAAACAACTCATTAAATTATATATAAGAGCCGAAAAAAGACTTATAAATATAATTAGTACTAAGACTGTAAAAGGTCAAGTAACTGATTTTTATGAGTCTTTACTAAAACAAGTTAAGCTTGAATTAATGAAATTACAAGTTAAAACATCAAAGCTATCTAAAGATATAGTCAAGGAATTATATCTAGAAGCTTATGAAAAATCTTTAGAGTTATTAGAAATAGCTAATATAAAAGATGGATTTACATCATTACATGCTGATGCAATAGATATATTAACTGAGAATTTAGTAAATAACTTTTCAGAGGTTAATAATCAAGTTGGTAGAAAAATAGAGGACACTATACGAGATATAGGTCTAACTAATGCTCAACTTAAATTTGCAACAGGCCAAACTATTAAAGAGTTACAAAAAGAGCTTAGAGAAGCTTTAATTAATGAAGGTATTGGAGGAATAACTGATAAAAGAGGTCGAGTTATTCCTTTTACTGTTTATGCTGAATTATTAGCTAGATCCATTGTTGCAGAAACTCAAAATACAAGTATTTTAAATGTAGCAAAGGAGTATAAAAAGGATTTAGTTATAATGTCAGAACATAAAAGTGCATGTCCAGTATGTCAAAAGTACGAAGGCAAGATATATTCTATAAGTGGAGATGATAAAAGATATCCTAAATTAAATACTATACCAGGATTTAATAAGGGATATAACAACATACATCCACGCTGTAGACACAGAATTAGTATTTATATAGAGAAGTATAATTAACACTTACTTATGTAGGTGTTTTTATTATGCAATAAATTATCTTTTATTCTATTACTGAAAGATGTAAAAGAACAGGATATAGAAAAACTCTAGTGATGCAAACACGTAAAAAGCGTAGGAGGATATTATGAAGTTATTAGAAATATTAAAAGCTCAAGGACTTACAGATGAGCAAATAAAAGAAATACAAACTTCTATGAAAGAAAATAAAGTTTATGAAACTTCATTAGAAAATGCAGATGAAAGATATAATAAGCTTAAAACTCAAAAGTTAGAGCTAGAAGAACAAATTAAAATTCAAGGTGATACTATCAAGAGTTTTGAAGGTGGCTTTACTAAAGAACAAGCTGAGGCTCTTGTAAAAGAGAATGATGCGAAAATAGAGGCTCAAGCTTTACGATTTAAACAATCTAAAGCAATGGATAAGTTATTTAGTGAATATGAATTTAGTTCTGAAAATGCTAGAATAGGGGCTTTGACACAGTTTGAAAAGGCAGGGCTTAAATTTGAAAATGATGGTTGGATTGGGGGTAAGGAATTTTTAGATGAAATGAAAAAAAATGATCCTAAGTCATTTATAGAAGAAGCTCCAGGAGGGAGTGGATTTAATCCAGGAGGAGAACCTCCTCAAGAAAAAGGAGATTCAGCAAAGCAATTTATGGATGCAATTTTTAATAATCAATTAAGAAAATAATTATAAAAGGATGGTGCTTAGTATGGCAGATGAAAAATATTTAAAAGACAATTTAAAAGGATTTGTACCAACGGAGGTTGCTCCAGGTATAATGGATGAAATAGCTAGAGGTTCATCAATATTACAATTATCAGATGTAAAACAAATGAAATCTGATACAATGAAATTTCAAGTTTGGGCAGATAAGCCAGGAGCTTATTGGGTAGGTGAAAGTGAAAGAATAAATACTTCAAAAGCTTCTTGGATATTCCCTGAAATGGTTGCTAAAAAAATAGCTGTAATAATACCTGTAACCAGAGAAAAATTAAATGATAC